TCACCCAGACTTTGAGCAGCATACTTGTAGCGCAAAGCGAAGGCCAGACCCACAGGTCCACCCATCGGCTGCACGCCAACAATCTCGTTAGTGATCAATTCAGGAAACGTTCTACGAATCATCGGAATGAGGATCTTGGGCAAACGGGCATCACCTGTGGCATACCAGTCTGAACCACCAGGGACTTGGCCACCGTAATTACCAGTAGCATTGGAACCGAAGACGGATCCTGTGCCACCAGCGACGTTAGCTTCCTTGATGCACCAGGCTTCTTGGTTTTCCAAGAGCATGGCTGTGTTCAAGCGTGTATGATCATCATTGATTTCCTTGACACTGTCGGAAGTGTAATCCAAAACTGGCTTCCACTTTTCGAGAAGTGCCTGCGCGCGACTCTCATCGATGTAAGATTGCGTAGGTCTAATTGATTTCATGAATAATTTTTCTCCTTATTTTCGACCTGCAGATAATTTATCTGCAATAATAATCAGGTATAATCCTCTACCGAAATTAGTATTTCGAGAGCTCAGAGAGGTAAGGGGACATATGCTTTTCGTCCACATGAGCTTCAACAGACTCTTCAACAACAGGACGATCTACCTGTGTTGATACGGTTTCTGTCTTGGCTTCCTCTTTGATGTTTTGAAGTCGCTCTTTTTCTGTCTTGTCAAAGAGACTAACTGCATATTCAATATTTTCAGTAATGAATTGAGCACTCTTGCCCTTCATTACTTTTTCAATATAGCCTTTCTTACGAGAAGAAAGACCTATGGTCTTCTTTTCCAACGTAAGCTCGGCTTCACGTGCAGCTAATTTTTCTTTAAGAACAGTCAGTTCTTTATTAGCGACTTCAAGCTTCTGAGAAGCTTCATTAATTTGATGCTTTCCATCAACGATGGCTTCGCGAACGCTTTCTTTCGCGAGGGCTGCATCAACGCCCAAAAGTGCTCTAATTTGCTCGAGAACAGACATGGCTCTCTTGTTCTTCATGGCTGCTTGTATATCAGCAGCAGGCACAGTCTCATCAAGATAAGCTTCAAGATATGAGCTAATGTTATTAACAGTGTCATTCTTGAACTGCTTGGCTTCTGTTTGCAGAGCGGTTGTATATTTACGAACAATTGCTTTGAGCTTTTCTGCATGAGAAGCATCAATTGCTTCAACTATCTTGTTCAGCTTGACTGTGTGGTCAGCATCAATAGCTTCCAAAAGCTGTTCAAGCTTCTTGCTATAATCTTCATCCTGCTCAGTAAGAGCTTTGGTAACATGGATCTGAGCCTTCTCAGTAACAGAAGCATTGAAAGCTGCTTCTATTTCTTTAAGAACTTCCTCTGAGAGGAGATCCTGTGTTGCTTCTTTGAGAATAGTTTTAATATCTTTGCTCATAAATTAAAAAAGGTTTACGCTCTTGTTCTTCGTGATGCGAGCTGCAAGTTTGGATTCCATAATCTTGTGTAAATATTTATGCGCCTCAGCATAATTTTTTTCACTTAAGTTCTTTAAAAAGTTTACAACCAAAAACTTCTCGTTCATATTAATATACTTATTCTCGAGCTCTTTAACTTTTAAAGGGTTTGCCGAATTTTTTTGTGAGATTTTGGCCTCCAGCTCATTAGCTATCCCATTGTTCTCTTTCTTTGTTACCTCAATGGCTATGTTCATAGTACTTTGCTAATTTTGTTGAAAAACTCTAAGATCTGACTCTTGAGATAGTCTTCTACATCACGCTTTGGAAGATTTCTCAATGTGTCAGACAGACCATCATAAAACTCTTCAAATCGACCATCTTGTGTTACAACAAACTGTTTAGACTCTAAAATACCGTTGACAAACGCTTTGGGAAAGCTTGGATCTGCAACACAATCAATGGCCACAAGACGAAAATCTTCAACTCTATTGACACCATTGCCTTCATCTATTAATTTTCCAAGAGCTCTGCTGCTCATTGCAACACGCACACCATCATTAACCAAGCTACGAACAATCTGACCCATGGGGGTGGTTAAAACTTTTGATTTGCCAAAGTAAACATTTCCATCCCTGTGCATCTCTGTTACCAAGTGACAAGCACGCTCTAAATTGACTTCAGCTGCAGTGGGGTGGTTCAACTCTCCCATGCTCCTATTGCTCTTCACCATCTCACTGATATAACGCCTGACCTCACGGTCCATTTCTTGTGAGCTGTAAATTCTCTTGTTCTTGTTGACTTCTTCACATTGCATGTAAGGCCCTTTGATGTACATTGTACTGGGAGTGCTACCACTCTTTTCTTCCACTACATATTCATATTGATCATCCGGAGCAGGAGTCTCGACTAAAAGTCTTAAGGCCATGTTAATATTTATTGTTTTTTAATACTATTTTCTTAGTTCTTTTTCAGTTAAAATGGTAAACTCATATCCACGTTCTTTGCACCATTTTCTAGCTGCTGCCCACTTTGCTTGATTTTGAATATATGTAAGTTGTTCATATAGAAGTGTTTTTTTATGTTTACCTGCAGCCGCTTCTGGTTGTATGGTTTGTTTGAACGGTTTGACTTCAACCAAAAATTTCTTCACACCGTCAATAGTTTTTAATTTTATGATAGCATCAACAATGTAGCGGTGAGGCTTCTGGTCAATGGGACTGGTGTACGGTATTACAATTGATTCACTGCCCCACTCAACCACATTAGGGTTAGTATCACACCATCGAAATAACTTCAATTCCCAGCTGCTCAGATATCGCGGCAAATCGTGACCTTTGTATTTTGTAATGTTGGTAGGCTTGAAAATACCTTGAACGTACTTGGTATTTTTTACTGTAAATTTCATCCAACAAAAAATTGTGGCGGTGCAGCATCTCCCAACCCTGGTGCACCTTCATATAGTTTTCTTTCAAGTTCAATTTTTTCATTCTTACCATCCTCAGCTATTGCTGCATTAATAGTTCCACCACCGAGCAGAGTCGTATTTTGATATTTGCCACGAACCATGCCAATGGCTATCTTGGTCAAAGCAAGAGCATATTGATATACCCACTGCTCTTGAAGTACATCCACAAGAGGTCGTTCCACATAACAAGAAACAATACCAAAATATTTCGAAGTAGATTTTGGTTCAGGTATGAGCTGCATGTACTGGGTCCTGGGATCAAACCTCACATCTTGCTTCAAAGCTAAAACCTTTTCTCGGGTGTCCAGCCAGTTCTTCAAAATGTTCCAACTTATTAAATCAAACCCATAATTGCCTAGTGCATAACTGAAATAAGTTTGCTGTGCAAGAGTTTGCTCAATTGTGAATAGAGTGTTAATGCCATTGTTACTTCCTTCTTCAAAATCATACACATCAATGACTCTTCTGTAGTCACCAATCAAATAATCATAACTGTTCAGCAACTCTACATTGCCTGGATTTTTCTCATCAAACACCTGAAACAGATAGGGGTTATTTGCATCTCCAATCACCATTTTTCCAACGTTATACAGTGATTTTATTTCTGGTGAGACGTTTTTAAATTGAGCACGGAAATTAAAGTTTTTTGTTAGACTAAACAGAACATCCAACCTCAACCCAGCCCCTGGTTCATACAATGTGCTATCAAATACTAAAAATTCTTGAGTGTATCCTGCATACTTGGTAAACATTTCACAAGCCATGCCAATGAATTCATTTAACTGATCTGCATGAATTTCTATATTGATCAATGGAGCTCCAAGAGCTCGGCAAATTCTTTGGCCCAGACGCTCATAGCTTTGAATCTTATTGTTAAGATTCGTGCTATAAAACGTACTAACTGGTAATACTGTAGTGCAATCCATTATGGTACAACCTCTATAATAGTTATTCCAGCTCCATTGCTATACGGTGCAGCTCCATCAATTAATAGACCTTCCTGTGCCCCCACAGCAAATGTTGCACCAGCATCTAATCCAGCTGGCTCTGGTGATAATTGTATGCCACCATCATTGAAATATGTTATGTAAACTCCTAATCCATAATGATATTGAGTGACTTTACCATACATGTATGTACCATCACTAACAAACCGTATGACTGTAACACCATAAGGCTCAGTCATGATACCAGGAGATGCTGTGTTGAATTTATAGGATGGTGCAAATGCTATGGTTTTACTGCCACCTTGATCTTGACGCAATATCAACACATATTCTCCACCTTTTTTCATATTGAAAGGTTGATCCAAACTATCCACAAAATTAGTCAATTCAATGGATGCTACTTGTGCGTTATCCAAATCCCATGAAAAAATATTTGAAGAAGCAACAAGAGGCACAGAAGCAAAGTTTTTTTGCTTGGTGTTGCCTTGAGGTACATTAGACTGCATGGCGTCTAATATTGTATACCAATATGAACTATTAGATGCAAAAGCTGTGTATGATTGTTCATATCTGCCGCTCACCCCTTTTAATGCGGTGTAACCTATGTAAGATTTTTGCCAATTTGAACTGGAAGCCGTGGTGGTGGTGCGCGTGGTTGTGTATTGATCCCAACCACCGCTCAGCAAACCCACGTGCAAATAATTAGCTCTCCAATTTAAGCTATTTGCTGGATAACCAACATAGTTTGTTTTTTTAGAACAGACAGTGTTGTAGAATGTACCTAAAAATTCATTGCCTATATTGGCAACAGGATCTGTGGCACTATCTGGAAATCCTGCAGACGAAACAGAGTGATGAATCGTTTGATGAAACTTATTATGATAAAGATAATTGCTCATGGGGCATAAAATGTAGGATCTCCAAACATCAATGTCCCATTTGATACAAATGTTATAACAGTCTTATAGTTTGGTGTCAGGTTCACAATGCCATCAGTAACAGGGAATCCCGGATAAATGTTATTGAATCTGTATGCTGTGGAGAATGATGCTTCATGGCCACCATTGCCATCTTGCTGCAATATTAATGTGTATATGCCACCATTTTTTTGATTGGTCGGATTGGCGCATGTAATGTTGCATGTTAAAGTGTAAAAAGTAACTTGATTGTTGTCAAGATTCCAACCCAATGTGGATGTTGACTCGGTAAGGGTTAAATCTGTTCCACTAAAAGTTTTAGCTGTGGTGTATTCACGCGCAACATTAGTGAAGAGAATGTAAGGAGAATTCCAATTGGCACTATATGTTTCTATGGCAGTACTAACGTTATTATACCTTCCACTATTTGCATTTAAAGTGGTATACCCACTAAAACCAGAATTCCAGTTATTGGATAAACTATTAACTGTATTATATAAAGATAAAGTAGGTGCCCATCTGCCTGAAAGAGCATACACCGTTTGGTATCCTGACCACCAGTCATAACTATTTGTAGGTATATTAAATGTTCTGAATCTATCAGTTAAAATGGTATAAAACACACCTAGGAATGGATACGCCTGGGATGCAATTGGGTCAACACCAGCGTCTGGCACATTGGTACCAGAAACTGTATGGTGATTAGCTCTGTGCAGTTTGCTATGAAATTTGAATGTACCTGCCATATAGATATTTAGTTAGAAACGACTCTAGGTGATAAATTAGTCAATACTGAATCGTTGTTTATTATATCCATCAAAAGATTGTCTTGTATGCTATAAATCTTTCCAAGACATCTATTAATAGTGGCTGCTTGGAAGTTTTCATTCAATCCTAAATCTATATATGTATTTAAATCTGGCATATTGTAGGTTAATACAAATCTATTGTACCCTCTTTTTATAAAAACAGGGGTATTAGTAGTGTCTACTCCTTCATAAAACCTATATCCAACTTTTTTCACTAACAAAAGCATATTATGAAGCAATTTCTTGAAACTTTTAGCAAATACCCATGATTGACTGTACTCATTGCTTTGTATGTAGATGTCATCTTGTGTGTATACATTAAAATCATCTGATAATAGTGTTATTAAGTTCAAACTATCATTAAAAATAATAATTTTGTTGCTAGACAGGTTTACTGAGCCACTGTATAGGTTAAAATAGTCAGTTGTAGCATCAAATGGCAGCACTGTTAACCATTTTAAGTTATAAAAATCTGAATTGTTGTAAATTCCTATGTTATTACCAATTTTAGTTGTCCATTTTTTAATAATTCTCTTGTTTGTAGTGATATAGAATACTCTTGGCTCATAATACGCAAATTTTATATCGAGCATTATTTCATCACTTGCTAGAATCGGTGTCAAATCATATGAAACTGATGAAAGACTGCTGAAATTGTTTAAAAAATTCACAATAAACAGAGTCTTGTTGTTAATTGCATAGATATTATCATAGTAAGTGCTATATGCTAAAGCATTAAACGACGATGCACTATCAAACAAGCTTAAAGACACAGCTGTATTGATCCAATTTAAGTTTATATCAAATATTTTAAAGCATTTATTGCCAATATCCTCCACAATCAAATTATTACCGGTAAAGGCTATCTTACCTGCACCGTTAAATTTTAATGGTTCGTATCTACCACCTTGACCACCAACAAAAGACTTTAAAAACAATCTTCGCGATTTTACATAATCATCACTTACTGTGTCGTACAAGTCGTAAGCATACACATTATTCAATTGCTTGTCTGATACATACAGTGTGTTGTTGCTATCTACAGCCAACCCCGCAATATTTTGAAAATACAAAGAACCAGAAACTGGATCCACCAATGTTTGGCTGAGAATAAAATATGGATTGTTGTTAATATCGTAGTTTAATAGTGTCAAAGTGGTTTTATTGGCAATTGCAAGGTTATTTTCCTGTCTGTTTTTAAACGCCACAGCAGTATAACTATCATCAATATTTTGTAGCGTGCTGCCGCCGCTTAAAAAGTTTATAGCCCCACTAACTTTTTGTACATCAGAAAAAAATTGTAGTTTAAACTGATTTTTTGGTGTGGTCTTACTACCAGTCAACCCTACCCACCCCGTAAAAGTAGTAGGAAAAACAAAATTACTTATATTACACAATCCATACAAATAAAGCATATTATAGTATAGTTTTTCTAATTTTAGATTTAACACACTCTCTGTTACAATATCATTTGGTTGAATCTCTACACTTGGTAAATCGTATGGGAGTGCAAAAAGATCAGTCACAATTCTGTCATATGCAAGTTCTGTATTGTTAAATTCTGTTGCTATACTATTCATATTAATTTCCTAATAGAGAGCTCCCGTTCAGCATGGGTCTTAGATAACCCGCACTTTGACTTGCTGCATTTGTTACCCATGTAATATTATTTAATTTAGAATACGCGGGTAGATATTCTTTAATTTTGTTTGAAACAGCTGTGGCAACATATTCCCTGCACTGATTATCAAGCACACTATCATTTATATATATGTTCACAATCCCGCTCTTAAACCCAGGCACCTTCTGCTTGAAGTATCTAGAAGCTGTATCCAAGAAGCTCCGTCTACCAGATGGCACATCCCATGTTACGTCGTTAGGTACTAATTTTTTCTTGTATAACATTCCAACATCAAAATAGTTCAATTCTTTAGATATGAAATATAAGTCTTGCACTTGAAGATCTTTCACAAGATAGCCTTTTCTAGCAGGGTTATTTCTGAATAATACATCGTTCAATGTCAATCCATTATAAAATGGAGCAGTACCAGCAAAGAGGGTATCTGTTACTAGCGGTATAAAGTTATATTTGTTAGGAGTATAGGTATCACTATCATAGAGTTCACCATCAACATATAGTTTTAAAGTACCAGCCGGTGGATTCAGAGTTATAGCAAAATGATGCCACCCTTTGTTTAGATCTGTAGCAGACAAGGTAATAGAAGGAATGGCTATATCCTCATTATTAAATTGACTGTAAAGCCGTAATTTAAAGGTATATGAATTGAAAGGATAGAGAGGCTGCAGATAAGAGTAGTTGAACTTATGGTTTGACGGATCGAGCGAAAGATCTAGACCGCCTTGCGTGTCTATTAATACTGTATCAAGTATGTAGCCACTATAGTCTAGTTTAAATAGAATTGCTTTGTTTTGTTTCGAGCCAGAAGCAGCAACAATTACATCAGTGTTCAAAACACCAGCATTAAAATTCTCTATAAATGTAATGTTTTTTACAGACACTGGTGTAGTAGAGAAAGAAGAGGTGGCACTCAATATGGTGTCAAACAGCTTAGTTTGATATTGACCAAACACACTAATTTTATTACTGCTGCCAGTCCATGTGTTGCTATATTTGTCTATATTAAAGCAGGCATAATTATCGCCATATGTTCCTATGAATGCACTTATTTTTCTAGTTTGCGTATCATAAGCTTTAATAACACCAGAACTTAGCGCGTAGAATCTAGAATCTCTATAGAGAGACTGGGTACCTCCTATTACAGCAATAGTACCACTGTCTGTGGCCCTTATTTCAGCAATATTGTGCTTGTCACCTACCAAAAGACCAGTTACTGCAGGGACAGTTAGATTGGAAACTAAATCTAATTTAGCTACAGTGTTATCATTATATAATACATAACCATAGTTATTATCGTTTGATGCATGCTTTATGCCTTTTCTTCCTGAAAGCGCAGTTGTAGCATCAGTGATAGTTTCTTTTAAATCGAATTCCACCACTTGCTGTGTATCTGTAATGGCATGAAAGGAATTCAATGCATCCCGTCTCATAAGATACTTCAAGTTACCAAAAGCAGAAATACCAGTATCAAATGTATTTAAAATTTGCAAATCTTGATTAATAGAAACAAGTCTACCACCGTTAAAATAAAATAAAAATGGCGTAACTAAATGATAGTTAAAAATACCTAATCCATAGTCTGTATAATTACCACCTATTTGATAACCTGTAGGTATTGTCCAGTTTTCTCTATAAGCCCAAAACGCAATTGTAAATACGTTTTCAGGAATATTAAAATTACTAACATCAAAATAAGCAAATCTACTACCGTCAAACAGGTATGTAGATACATTATCATATATCTCTGGATCTAAGCCTTGATAGTTATAGAGCACATAAGACGTAAAATTATTTTGTTGAATAATTGACGACCACACATTAATGTTTTGAAGTGTGTCAGATTGACCTATATGTGAATAAGCATACCAGCACCCTGGTTCAAAGGTTAAACTAGAGGGAACATCAACAATATCGTAATTAATATCATAACAATCAAAAGAGGGAATATATGTAACTGTACCAGCGTCTGCAGTTAAAGCTCTAAAAGACGTTGTTATTTTTGGATTATAAAAACGATCTACCCACACCGGTTCTACATTAATATCAGGAGCACCGGATAGCCAACAACATAACCATTGACCTGTTTGCTCTTCACTAGCAGTACCTTTGTTGCTTGTTTCTCTATAATTAGCGATTTTTTTCCATATTTTATCACTACGCAAGGGATGATCACCAGCAATTGCACCAGCTTTGACCAACGATGACGTCTTGACATTTAATCGTTGATACGGGTACATGTTTTGTGGCATATGAAACCACGTGGTTTTACCCTGTGTAAAGGTATACGGTGTGGTATAGCTACTATAGCCAAGCGAAAGTTTATCATGGCCTTTTTCTTGACGCCCTCCAGAAAAAATATTATTATACTCTCGGTATAAAACCTCTTCGCTCAATCCAATACCACCTCTACCTTGCAAATTTTTTAGGTTTAATTGATTCTTCAATGTTAAGATATTAGAAGCATAATTAGAATCTGTAGTAGACGTATATTCTGAATGAAGTAAAAAATTATTCTTTATACCAAAAAAACTATTCGTAGTATTGATATTAATATTATTTTGATTTATTCCTGTATCATAGCTTACCCAGTTATTGGTAATTTCAGGTGGTACAGGATCACTAAACGTCACTACATTAAAAATCTTTTTACTATTTACAAATGATATATCTTTGGTGGCTGTCAGTACGAGTCGCTGCGTAGAAGAATTTCGTATTAAAGTATAGGAATTTGCATTTACTCGAATTTGCAGAGTCATTGTTTTGCTATTCACATCATATGTGTAGTCAAAATCTCGTGTATAATTAAGCAAATTGTTAAAAGCAGATTCTTCAAGAAAATTCACATCTAACGAAGCAGGATTAAAATTTAAAAAATACTTTTTTTCATTGTATAAATGAGATATTGTTGCTGTGTTTTTTCGTGAGATATCAATTTCAAAAAAATTAAAATCTGTTAATCCAGATAAAGGCGTATCGACTTTTTGATCATATATATTGTAATAATTGTACGGTGCGTCTAACTCATCTGTAAATCTAAGATGATAATTTTTGTTGTTATATGTACTGTAAATAGTACCAAATTGAACAGTAGATGTTGGTTCTGGTTTTTGAAAATCAGTAATTACTGCTAAATCTACTGGCTGTGTTAAGAATAAATGACTAAAATTATTCTTCTTAAAATCACTTATATTGGATAATACATTTGTAAAAGATGTTGTTAGGCTACCATCTATGTTAACGGTATTATTGATGAAATCTATTTGTTTATCATGAACATAAGTAGCACTCAACCCCTTCCAATTTTCTGTACCTAGATATCGTGTGAACATAAATTATTTATCCAGTATATCGAGATCGTACAAGAATGCCTTCACCTGTGCCGTATGGTGCACTATCACCACTTAATATTAAGCTTTCGTCTATAGATGTGAATGCTTCTTGATTTCCTAAAATTGTTGGGTCAGGGTCTACTATTATACCAATGCCTTCATATGTATAAACAGGAAGTGGTGGTTGTATTGGATTGACATTAAATTCTTGATTTGTTAAAGGTGTTACATATGTTACTCTCTTCACAACAGGTACAGGTTCTACAAGATTGGGCAATGTCGAAACTGTTGGTACAGGTGAAAATGGTGCTAGCGTCTTTAGCATGTTTCTAAATACTTGTTTTTCAGCCTGCTGTTCCAAGGTAACAATCACATCTTGGGTGACATTTGACACAGTTGCATCCAGTAGAGCACTCTCTGAGTATGAATCAAATATGCCACACCTAAACGTGGAGATAGTAAATTGCAATGCATTAATACAGCAATCTTCTTTGTATACACTAATTATGGGGGTGAACGTTGATACTTGAGATTGTTTAGGATAGTACGTATGACTTACAATAACATTTTTTGGTGATTGTTGAGTAGCAAAATTGTATGTTACTTCTTGTATTGTATTATTGTCATCAAAATTATAAACAATTTTAGTAATTTTGCCTGTGGACTCATCAAAGCCTGTGAGAACAAAGTTGACAGTAGAAATACAAAATGTTTTTAATGGTTGCTTGGTGGACATGGAATAACAAAAATCTTGATAGCAGACATCCGTCATGGGCCCGCCCGAGACAGTAGAAAATAAAGCATTAGAAGTGATGTAATCAACGTAAGAAGCTGTAGCCGTCAATGGGCCTCCATAAGCAGTAAGCGGGTACCACACTCTTGAGCCGCTAACTGGATCAATGAAGATGTAATGATCTAAAGTCTTGCACAAGTCATAGGCAGATAGTACACCATAATCGGTTTCTGAGAAATATACACTGTAGGTATTCTTCATGGTGTTACCGTTATGGTTGCAGCATTACTGTAAGTGGTACCAGCAGTATTAGTAGCAGCACAGCGATATTGATACCCGGTTACTGTGTTATTAGTTATTAGCAGAACATTGTTAGTTTGACTAGGGGTAATATTAGTAAATCCAAATCCTACATCTCTCTGCCACAGCAGTGTTGGAAATGGATTACCTGTGTCCACTGCAGTCAATGCATAGGTAGAACCTGTTTTAACTGTTGCTGATTGAGGTTGTTGTGTAAAGTATGGCAAGTAATACACAGTTATAGTCATCGGGCTGCTTGTAAGAGAACCATACACATTTGACACCACTGTATAATAGATACCATTATCAGATACTGAAGCAAAGTTGGATTCTAAAGCTGACAGACCAATAACTGGATATTTGGTTGTAAATTTACCATTGCGATACCACCAGTAATACAACGGATCTGTTCCATAGCCTTCAACTTCAAGCTTGAATGCATCTCCAGAAATAACAGTAACGTCTGATGATTGCATAACAATGCCTGGGTCGTTAACAAGAGGTGCACCCTCAACCTGAATCAGGTATGTATCATTCTTAAAGCTTATGGTATAACCAGCTTTATCTACGAGATCGACTGCTGAAACAGGAACAGGCAAATGCGGTGGCGGTTCATCAAAAATGCAATTTGTATCAAAAATATTAACATATGATTTTTCTTCACGAATAATATCTGAATACCAATATGGTGCTGCAACAAATGCATATTGACTATACATGTTGACAGCTTGACCGAAAAATAAATATTTTGACCTAATAGAAGAAACAGGTGAAAGAGTGGTACCTTGAGTGAAGTAACCATCACTAGCCTTTCTAAACACATATGCCCTACCTACATTGGGTATATTTTCTTCGATATCATTATTTCTCCACATTTCACCAGGTGATCCTATGATACATGTATTATTCTGTAACCGCACGCTTTGACCAAAATTACCTGCAACAGAATTAATACTGTAAAAATTACCCATCGCCATGATAGCATTCCATTTGTTATTGTTTCTGTTCAAATAGTAATGAAACACTTCACCTTCACCAGTTGTGTTGAAGAGAGATTTTAAACTATATGGTGCTGCAATCAAAGCATCTCTACCTTTTATATCTATAGAAGCGCCAAATCTAGTTATGCCGGTATTAGGACAGGTAATTGTCTGCGTCTCTTGCCACTGCCCCAAAACATTTTTCTGAAAAGCATGCACAATTTGATTGAAATTACCAACAAGAAGATTGTTGCCATCTAGAGCCACACTTAAACCTAAACCAGTACCCTGTGTAACCTCACTTGCAAGAATTGTTTGTGTAAGAGACCATGTTCCTATGGATGCAGAATTATAGTCTACATTATATTCATAAGAATATATTGCACCATTATTGGCCGTGGTGCATACAACCATGGTGTTGCCATCAATATCACCGCTAACAGGAAAAGAGTTATCCGGGGTATTAAAATATGTTTTCAAGGCCATCTTTTGACCAAGATAAGAATATACATTAATTGTTGGTGCTGTATCAAATGTAGCAACTATATTTGTCCCGTCATCTCCCAGTAGCTTTATACCACCATACAAAGTGTTTCTTAAGCGGTATGCTGCACCGTTAGTAGTATATGTGAGTAGATTGCCTTGAAATGGTACAGAAACAAATTCTTTGCCTACAGGCAAAACAGGCATTTTTTCCATTATCATTATACCTGGTTGAAAAACATACTGCGTGCAGCTTGGTATTAATTGAGCTATGTCTTCCCCAGGGTATCCAGCCACATTAAAGTTTCGCAATTTAAATTCTGTTGCAGGATCTGACGTTGTATTGGACACACACACCTTTAATCCTGTTCTAATTTTTTCAGGTAGTGCTGCTGTGTACACAGTAGTAAAATTTTCCTCATTAATATTTTGCTTTAGCTGTATTTTTAATTCTGTACTGTTTTTTGTCAAGATAATGCGAACAGCTCTGTATGTTGGCTCTTCACCATTAGGAAGAAACTCATCAACAAAAAAATTACTAAGAGCTGCATTCAAATAATTAATACTGGAGGAATTGTACAACAACCTATAATCTTCGGTAACTCCAAGTCTTATGGCAAAACTATTATTATGAACATTTGTAGTACCATCGATGAGATTAGTGGGCAAAGCGAATTTTCCAGTGGAGTCAAAGCCTACACCAACAAAAGCCCCATCCAAACCACCAAATCCATTTAACCTACAATAGTTTGCTGTGTCAGATGGGTTGTATCCTAGAGCATTGTCTGGTCCTCCATCGTGAGGCATATTAGTAGTACTATTAAAGAACCCCACAGAAAACCCACCTGTAGGGTCAATCGCACGGTTAAAACGACAATATTCAAAAGAAACAATAATATCATGCCATGTATCAAGAGATTGCTCACTCCATATGGCAATATTTTTATTTGATTCTGGGGTATTCATATACTATTTATTTACACATATTTTGCTGATACGGTCCTGGATTGAGTCATGACAACATCAACTGTGGTATTGAGAGTTATTCTCAAGCTATCACCACCACTGACATATGGCACACCAGAAGCTGGATCTGTGATGGTCAAACTACCGTCTATCAGGGTGAATGGCGATTGAGAGGAGAGCTGTATAAACGATGTAGAAGCACCGTTGTATGTTACCTTGATGCTTGGATCAATAATATAGCTGTATATTATCCCGGGTCCCCAGAATGTTTGGAATGGTTGTGTTTTTGCTGTCGAAGCGCTCAAGGTTACTAATGTACCTGCAACAAATGATGCAGCACAATCACCCGACCCGGAGACGCAACCAATACCATAAGGATTGGAACTAACTGTACCATATTTGCTAGTATTTTGCACTAACAGATTATAGAAATAACCACTATCAAATTTAGCAATTACAGTTTTATCTCGATCCATTTTAAAAGTACAGGATGAAATAGTGTCTCCTATGCAATCATCGCTATAAATTCCACGCACAGAACTACCCTCCAATGCTGAAGCAGCAAGTGTTATCACAGACCCACTCGCAAACTGATAACAGCAAATTATGCTTTCAACAGAATCATAATTTGCACAAAACATTGAAGAGGCTTCTGGCACATCTGAGATGGTAGTCCAACCAAAACCTGCACCACTTGGAATAACAGTCAATGTGTAGTATCCCACATCAAAAAAAGCAGAGACTGTAGCGTCCTCTGTCATGGGAAACTGGCAGTAGTTGTATGTGCTGTCACATGGTATTGCTGCTATTCGTGGGTTGCTCACTT